ATGGTTGTATGAATAATCATAAGGATGATCTTCCCATAATTTATCTTTGTATGATTTCATACTTCTAATAAATAATTGTATTTCTTTTTCTGCTAATTTAAAATGTGACATCTTAATCCTTTCCCAATTCTGTTAGTTTTTTATTTAATACTTCAGTTACTTTCTTATCTATAACTTCATCAAACCAATCACTCTCTGTAACCACATCGAGTTCATGAAGAAGAAAATCTTCTATTGCTTTTGCTAGTTCTACACTAGTTGGTCTTGGTTCATTCATTTTATTTCTCCTCCATATTTCTCATCAAACAGAACAACAAAGATTGATAAAATTTCATCTAAATCTGGATCTCTTTCTGTTCCATCTGGATTTTCATAATATTTTTTTCCAAAAGCTTTTTTTACTCTGTCTAAAGCAACTGCATATAGATGTCTGTTTACATAAACATTTTTTCTAATACTGTATCCCATCATTTACTCCCTATTCTGATAAATAAATCTTGAGGTATCGAGGATAAATTTTCTGTCCATCCTCGACCACCACATTCTTTGCATGTTACAACTTCTTCATTGCTTATGGGAATGTATCCCTCTCCAACACACTCTTCACATTCAAACTGAAGAGTTGCTCCACTATCTGCTAATGTTGTCAATTGACCATTGATCATTTTAATTCCTCCCTACAAATGGTAATATTATTATTTCATTCATTTCTTCATCTGTTTTGAAGTGACCTAAACAATAATCAAATGCTTGTTGAAAAGTTTCAAAACCAATGTTGAATACTTGAACTTGATTAAAATCATAAACAAAATACTTAACTGTTTTATTCATTTTAATTCCTCCCTTAATTTATTTAAATCCGTTAGTTCTTTTTTTGTAGAATGATGTCCACAACACAATTCAATAAAGACATCTTTTCGTCTGTTCCATGAAATCCTAACATTATCTTCTTTAAGATAACCATGCCATTTTCCTCGCCAATCATTGACAAAATAAATGCATCCAATAAGTTCATTTTTATAAAAGAGTTCGTACTCAGATACTCCACTCCAAGCACACATATCTCTTTCTTTTTCTGAGTTGTAACCCTCCTTTGGTCTCTTCATTTTATAATCTTTTAAATTTAAATCCTCAACCCACATTAGTTCCTCCCTATTTGATCTGTTACGTCTTTGATTAAAAGTTCACATAAAAACTTTAACTGTTTGCGAGTGATACCCTCGTTACAAGTAAATCCAAATTCCTCAGAAAAATATTCGTTGAATGATCTCTTGTCCTCTGCAAGATAATCTGTCCATAGATCAAGAATACCCTCTTCATCATGTGGATCTACTAACTTATTTTGTTCATGGATATCTGATCTATACCAAATGTCATTGAACCTCTTGAGCCATGCCAACTGACCATTGTCCAATGACACTTCTCCTCTACAATAATCGTAGTAAAGATCGTCTGCACTAATCAGAGGATTAAGTTTATTTCTTTGTAACCACCTCTGATATAGTCTCGATAATTTATCGTATGTATTCATTTTATTCCTCCCTAATTGCTAAGATAAAAGAACCAACACAGTTATAAATTTCATAACCTTTAAATCCATCTTTATCGTATGCATTAAAATAATCTCTACTACTTCCAACAAAGTAAGCATCCTTGATACCCAAAGAATTATTTGCAAATCTCTCTCTTATATCTTTTTCTACTTTACGAAAAGATTGATCTTGACATGCATCGACACAATCAATCATTCCATTAAATCTAGATCTTGTTGAAATATACAGATCATCAAAATTCTTTTTGATAAAACTTTTAATTGTTGCTTTAGTTATTTTACTCATTATATTCTCCTCTCATAAGTAAGTTCATCGTCTTCATGTTGAAAATAAAAACTCTCAATATGACAATTATTATCTTCTATTAAATCAACCATTTTATTTTCAAATTGTTCTCTAGTGACATACTCATAAACACCATCTTCATCACTAACTTGAACCCAAATATTGTAATGCTTGGCTCTATCAATCAGAGCCAAAACATTTTCATAATTACCACTACAAATTTTTTCCATTTTTTCCTCCTTTAAAATTGTGTGCCATCGACATCGTAATCATTGTCATTTCTAAAAATCATTCCCCAACCATTTACATCAATAAATGTATTCAAAAAATCCTCATTCTTAGTGTCATGGAAATAATTAACCATCTCATCTTTAGATACTTTTTGGTAATAACCACTACCATCAATATTCTTTTTCCAAATCCAACAATCTTTAGCTTTGTCTATGTTCTCCCAAAAATAGTCAAATTTTGGTTGGATGAGTTTATGTAACTCTTGATCTTTTTTTCTATCAACCTTTTCACACAAAGTGTAATATAAATATCTTCTAACATATGCAGTTGGATTAGGAAGTGTCCAAAAATCACAATCAGTAAAAGGATTATCATAATCGTTATATTCCTCTAAACCATTATCTGCGAAACATGTTGTAAGTTCTTTTCTTATTTCATCAAGAATAGCACTAGCAATTTTATCTAAACCATATGTCATGCCATTAATTGGTAAATACTTAACATATGCCTCTGAATAAAACTTTAAGAGTTTCCAATTTAATCCATCAAGGATCTTTGTAATCTCTTTTCTTGTTTCATCTTTTTTTGTCCAACTTTTCATTTTGTCCTCCTTTTAAAAAGTTTTTTCCTTTATCTTGCATGAGTGTGTTGTAAAAGTCAATACATTTTTACATTAAATTGCAATTAAATTACTTATATAGTCTTTTTCACAACGAAAATAATTTTAAAAATATTTTTGAAAAAGGTGTAGAAAGTGTAGAAAGTGTGCAACATATTGTTTTTACTGTATTTTTGTTTAAATTTTTTCTACAATTTTCTACGTTTTCTACACTTCAAATAACACATTAACACATACGAGATTTTGTTTTTTCAAATTTGATTTGGTTGTGAAAATCCCTTATATTAGTTTTCATGGGAAATAAATCAAAACTTACTGCAAGACAAATAGAATTTGCTAAACATTATGTCGAGGGTATTTATTCTGCTCGACAATGTGCAATCAAAAGTGGATATACTGAAGATAGTGCAAGACATCACGCATCTAAATTATTAAATGGGAAAGACTTTCCATTAGTTACTGAATATATAAAAGAACTTCGAGAGGAAAGAGAACGAAGATATGGAGTAACTTTAATTGGTCAATTGAAAAGATTATCTGAACTATCACACAAAGCAGAAGAAGAGGGACAATTTTCTGCATCAATAAATGCAGAGAAAACAAGATCTGCATTAGGTGGTTTAACAGTTGATCGAAGAGAACAAAATCATATCCATCAATTAGATAAACTTAGTCGAGAAGAAATAGTTGCAAGACTAAATCAAATTAGATCAGAATATCCTCATGCATTTATTGATGGTAATTTTAAGAAAGTAGAAGATGTCAGAGAAAAACCTTTGGTTGCTATTGAAGAAAAATCTACCTCCAAAAACACATTATCAAAGAATTGAAAATAGAGTATCAAATGGGATGTGTGATACATTTTTGTGTCATAATGGTAAATCTGTTTTTATTGAATTAAAAACAACAAAAAACAACAGTATCCTACTCCAAAAGTCGCAGATTGCTTGGAATATGTCACTTTTTTACTCAAAAGGGTTGTCTTTTTTCTTGGTCAAGCACCTCTTGACCTCTGACCTATTTTTATTTGGAGGTGGTCAAGCCATTGATTTATCTGAAAAAGGCTTACTTGCCAAGTGTCAATTGAAGACGAAAGATGTTAAAAAAATCCTGGAGAATGTTCTTGGCAGCAGTTAACATGTTAACTAAAAAAATCTTGACAATAAATTTTTGATCGTGACCGTTTGGCGACCGTAGGGAGCGACCGTAGATCGGCAACCATGGTCAGTGGTTAATTGTCTTGCGTCTTGCGTTTTATGACCGTTTGTGTTTTGTCCATGATCCATTGTCTTGCGTCTTGCGTATTGTGACCGTTTATATTGTAGGATAAAAAAAAGAGACTAGAAGGGAGGATTTTCTAGTCTCTCAGATTTTGATAAGTGAGCTATCCCGATTAGCTCACTCATTAGTTAACATGTTAAATTGATGTTTGTCAATTCATGAATTTATTATTGTAAAATTCAATTTGATCTTCATGAACTATAAAACCATTATTTTTATATAGTTCATAATCTTCTTTATCAATCTCTTTAAACTTTAAACCGATAATTTTATTGTATTGTAAAACATTGTTTAAGTCTGACTTGTCACCGTCAATTACTTTACGTCCTAAAAATGTTTCTGGAAAGTCACATTTAAAAACGACAGATATAGGAAAGTTAGTTTTTAATGCAAGTTTAACTTGATTAGAATATTGTAAACGTCCAGAAAAAGAAAATATTAAATGATAATTTTCTGGTAATTGCTCAAATAATCTTTTAGCTATTTTTGTATAATCAACAAAAATTAAATTTGGATACCTTTCCATTAAACCAGTTTTATAAAATGGATAATCACTAATAGTATTTAATCTTACAAAACCAGTTTTATTATTAGCAATGCATTTTTTATTAAAATTAAATAGCTCTTTATCTAATTGATTGATAAAACCTATTTTATCATTTAATAAAAATTCAGTCTTTTTTTGTCTTGCAATATTTACTGATTTAAAAATCTTGGCAAAACCAGAGGATTTTAAACATAAATCCATGCACCCCCCAGATTTTGCACCCCCACAAATATTGTAATTTGGCATTAAAGACAAACTTGCATAATCTGGGTTTTTAACATTGGCGTTTTTTATTGCATTCCATTTATATTCATCGAAATATTTCATGGACTTTTTAACTTTGGTATTTGATTGTGTGATTGATAATAATTTCATTTTTTTAATCCTCATTTTTAATTTAAGTTTATACTAGTTGCAATAAAATGCAACTAGTATTTTATTATTATTTTTTAATTGAAATTCTCTTATGAGCTTTTTTATAATGTCCTTCAATCCAAGTCTTTTTAATATGTTTAATATTAAAACTAGAATGTTTTGTTGATATTACATATTCTTTTAAATCTTTTAATTCATGATCTAAAATTTTTTTATAAGCTATATATGTAAGATATACATCAACAATATTATTTTGTTGATTGATTTTTTCAATTTGTTTTTTAAAAGTGTTTAGTTTCATTTTTTATTCCTCTTTGTTTGTTGTTATAAATAACAATAACAAATATTTTATTACAAGTAAACAATTATTAACTTAACATGTTAACGATTGCCAAGTGTTGCATAAATGCAACAAGTCAAGAAAAATAAACTTAACATGTTAACGATTCCTTGCGTCTTGCGTCTTGTCCTATAGTGACCGTACAAGAGACATGACCGAAGGTCATGACCGTTTATAGCGACCGTAGGGAGCGACCGTAGTGCAGCAAAAAAAAATGGGAGCCGAAGCTCCCATCTTCCGAGGTTAATCGTATAATTTTTGTTCTATGGTTTCTTGACGATTAGACAACTTAAATTTTTTCTTAAGTTTCTCTAACTGGTTTATATAATAAACTTCGTCTGTATCCCATTTATCTAAGTCTTTAATTGGTTCACCTTTAACCAGTGTTCCGTTTCTTCTGTCCTTTAGATTTTTCTTTCTTTGATCTTGTATTACTTCATTAATCTGAATATTGATTAAATCTTGGATAAGACATTTTTCTACAGTTGTTAAGAATATACTTTTATTCATTACACTTCCTCCATCAATTCAAATTGTTCATCAACTTTGTACTCGATAGTTTCAAGTTCATAAATTGCATCTTCCAAAATACATTCTTGAAATGGATTAAGTCTCTCGCAATATTCAAACTTGAAATCATCAAATAACTGTCTTGCCTCACTTAACTTGTCTTGAGCTTCAATTAATATCTTTTTATTTTTTTCTGTCATTTTCATTTTTTATACCTCGTTGGTTGTGAGGGAGCCGAAGCTCCCTCGGTTGATTAATACAAGTGTTGAGCATCTATTGCAGTTAATAAATTCTCAACATTACTGTTCCCTCTAGTTGTAGGATTGTACTGTTGTATTATTAAATTATTACGGATAGCTATGTCTAATTCATTACTATCTGGCATAAACTTTAATCCATCACCATTTTCATCATGAGTAGATAAAATCTTTTGTCTTACTAAATTAGATATTTCATATTCTAATTCAGTAACAAATTCCTCATACTGTTGTGGTAATTTTTTTTCGTTATTCATTTTTATTCTCCTCGGTTTAAGTTAACTGTTTCGATCTTTTGATCTCATCAGAAGGGACACACATCCCTTGACAGTTGGGAGCCGAAGCTCCCTAACTTTATCCTCTCTCCTTCCACACTGTTAATGTTCCATCTGTTGTTGTTTCTTTACCGAAGTAAACTGTTCCTCTCCAACTTGGTAAGATGTCATCTCCACCATACCAGTCTGTAGTCTTGAAATATTTAGACTTGAAAGGATTGTAAGTCACTTGATCCACATCAGAACTTCTTAAGTGACCTTGACCAAGTGTCCAAGAAGATCTCCAGTTGCCTACAACATAAGCATGAACATACTTCTTCTTTTCTCTTATGCACTTCTGTCTAGTCTTTTCGCCAACAGTAAACTTTGCATTATCCACTCTAGCAGTATCGATGTATCCGACAACTATCCATCTTCCAACACCTTTACTGTTCTTGATCCACATTTGAACAGAGTTGGTGTATCTTGTAAGATTTCTATACAGTCTTACTTTTGTACCATCTTCGATACTTTTAGAATTTAAATAATCTTTTTTCATTTTTTAACCTCGTTTTTGTTTCTGTTAATTATAACTTTATATAAAAATAAACAATTAACAACAATAAAATGTAAGTCATTGATTTTATTAAACAAATTAGCCTACCAACTCATTAACATGTTAACTATCCAGATGTTCATGTTTCGTTCCGTTAACATGTTAACTATTCACCTAGGTATTCCTTACCAAGTTAACCATTATTATTTATTACTTAACATGTTAACTATCGGGTAACTTATTCTATTTCTATATTTACTTAACATGTTAACTATCCCCCTCCCCCCATATAACGGGGATAGTCGTATACACGCATGTCATGTCATGTTAGCTTGATAAATTCATTGAAATATATTATCGTTTGAAAATGTACAATGAACAGTGGACGCATATCATTTTAGGAGTGTGGGGTTACGCATTCTTATGTGGTTATTTTTTTGGATAAATGAACTTAGACTCACTGCCTAAAGAGGTGTTACAAGAACTTCTTGGACTAGAGGAGCAAAAGAAAAAACTTGAAACTCGTGAATTAGCGAGGGATAAGTTTATGGCTTATGCTAAACATGTCTATGAGGGTTTTATTGAAGGACGGCATCACAGAATAATTGCTGAGAAGCTAGAAGCCATTGCCAACGGACAATTGAAAAGATTAATTATCAATATGCCGCCAAGACATTCGAAGTCAGAACTTGCATCTTATCTCATGCCTTCGTGGTTTTTAGGAAGAAACCCTAAATTAAAGATTATACAAGCTACCATGAACACGGAACTTGCGGTAAGATTTGGTAGAAAGGTTCGTGACCTCATCGCTGATCCTATCTATAGCGATGTATTTCCAGGCACGGACTTGAAACAGGACAGCCAGGCGGCTGGAAGATGGGAAACGAGCCGTGGCGGGGAATATTTTGCAGCAGGGGTGGGAGCCGCAATGACAGGTCGTGGTGCAGATTTGTTAATCATTGATGATCCACATTCTGAGCAAGACGCTATGTCTTCAACAGCGTATGACAATACATACGAGTGGTACACTTCTGGACCACGACAAAGATTACAACCTGGGGGAACCATCATCATTGTGCAAACAAGATGGTCAAAGAAAGACCTCACGGGAAGATTAATTACAGATCAAGCAAAAGATGCTATGGCAGATCAATGGGAAGTGGTCGAGTTTCCAGCGATACTTCCTAATGATAAACCTTTATGGCCCGAATTTTGGAACTCAGAAGAATTGTTAAAGGTCAAGGCTTCACTGTCCATTGGCAAGTGGAATGCACAATGGCAGCAGAATCCAACCAGTGAAGAAGTTGCCATGGTCAAGCGTGATTGGTGGCAGTTATGGGAACGGGAGGACACACCAAGACTTGATTATATTATTCAAAGTTATGATACGGCTTACAGTAAAAAAGAAACAGCAGACTATAGCGCCATAACCACATGGGGTATTTTTGAGCCAAAGGAAGATGGCGAACAACATATTATTTTATTAGATGCGACAAAGGGGAGATGGAACTTTCCAGAGTTGAAGACGATAGCGATAGAGCAAAACGAATATTGGGAACCCGACATGATGTTGATTGAGGCGAAGGGATCGGGTCAACCTTTGGCAGATGAGATGAGAATGATTAATCTGCCCGTGGTTACTTTTAGTCCTGGCAGACGTAAAGGGGGTAACTTGGATAAGGTTACAAGGATGCATATGGTATCTCCTATTTTCGAATCTGGAAAAGTGTGGTATCCTAATTCAAAGTTTGCAGACGAAGTTATTGAAGAAGTGGCTTCGTTTCCAAATGGAGATCATGATGACTATTGTGATAGTATGACGATGGCTATTATGAGATTCAGACAAGGTGGTTTTATATCACTAAAAGGTGAGGACGAGCCAGAAGATTGGTTTCCTCGAAGAGCGAGAGAATATTATTAAGGAGTAAACAATGCCATCAAAAGAAATAGACAGAAGAGATGCATATAAAAAAAATAAAAAAATGTTTGAGGTGTTAAAAAAAGCATCGGGTAACAAAGTAAAAAAATTAGACTTTGATCCAGTAGCACTTGGCATCATCAAAAAAAAGAAAACAGGTGGTGTTTACACAAAAGAACAACAAACCCGCACCATCACAAACGAAAAAACTGGTAAAACTAAAGTATTTAAAAGCACTGGTATAGACGCAAAGGGTAAACATTTTTTTACGTCTTTAGATAATGCAAAACAAAGAGAGTTTGCAACTGGAGAAAAACCTTCTTTAAAAACGGGTATTCCAGTGGGAAGAACATCAAAAGGTGAACTAGGTGTTTTAAAAACAGAAGACAAAAAATCTAGTCCAAAAGTGGGAGTCTTAACTGGCAGAAGAGCGAAAAGAACTGTTAGAGGAGACATCACTAAAAAAATGAAGACAGGTGGAGTTGAAAATGGGGTAAACCCAAACAAAGTTGCTAAAGAAGAGAGAAGATTAAAAAGAATCAGAGGAAAAGGTGTGGCTAGAGCAGACAGCAAAAAACCTTTTACAGGTAAGTATGATACAAGTCCTTACAACAAACCTTTGGCAGAAAAAAAGGTTGGTGGCATGACTAAAAAAATGAACATGGGTGGAGTGATGAAGAACCGTGGGGGAACTTTCAAAGGCACTTTCTAATGAACAGACTTTTTAAAATCAGAAGAAAACTAAACAAGAAGCCGACCAGAAAAGTAAGAATAGTCAAGAACAGATTTTCTGATATACTGGCTCCAGGCAAAAAAAGAACTACGAGGATCACTTGAGTGAATTAGAATTTAAAAAGTTCGGGAAGGGTATAGTTATTAATGATGCTTCTAAAAAAGGTTTTGGGAGTATTAAACCTTTAACTAACAAAGATCAAAAGGGTAATAAGTTTCAATTAAAAGTAAACAGTGGTATACCTAAAGAAATGTTAAATGATCCAAAAAATATAGGTGTAAAAACAAAAAGAGTTAAAACTATTTCAGAGGGAAAAAAGTTAGCTAACAAAATATCTAAAATGTTTAAAGTGGGTGGGAGTTCTGATTTTCCAATTAAATTACAACAAGGACCCGATTTAATTAAAAAAAATATGGGTGGTGTCATGAGAAATCGTGGTGGTACATTTAAAGGAGTATACTAATGGCAGAACGAGAAATAGCAGGAATGGTCGAAAAGGCAATGGGCGCTGGTGGAGATGTCATGCCAGAGGAAGATA